AAATTTTTGCCAAAAATTAACTAGGATCAGCTAGCCCAGTTAAGCCCAGCTAGCCCAGTAAAAACCAGTGGGAATTGTTTTTCAATAAGACTCCAGCATTGATCAGCGATAAGTTTATGTTCAAGTTGAGTACCATTACCACAACGAAGTTGACAAAAATGAATCCAAGATCTAAGGGTACCATTCATGTATAGTTTAGTTGGAGTAGCCAAAGGCAGGACATCTCTTGCACATTCTTTAGCGACACCTTGACTAATCATTTCATCATAGAGTTGCATTGATTGATCAAAGAGTTGTTTAGCTTTAATTTGGAAAGTTTGGCAAGTAAATTCGGACATATCATCAGTACTATTTTGACGATTAGAGGTATCTTGTCTACGAATTTGAGGGATTACAGGATCTTGAATAACTTTAGCGTAACGTTGACTAAATTCTTGAAAACTAAAGGATCGATGTCTAATTATTTGTTGAGCGATAGCACGTGTAGTATTAATTTCTACACACATATTAACCATTTCAAAGGGTGACCAATGTTTATGTTTAATGAGGTATTTAATCAAACGAGGACTGGTCTCAGTATTGTTTTGATTATCAGGATTAGACACCCGTGCCATATAAGCAATTAGATCATCACCATTAGGGGTAGAGTGAACAAGAGAAACGGTGTGGAACATGTGGAGTGGAGTGTAATTAATTAGTATTAATAAATAAATGAAAGGAGGTTATTAAATGACAGGGTACTATTGTCAGTAAATTACAGTAATATAATTCATGTATATTCACTAATTTAAAGTACAATAAGTTTGTCAAAAAGAATTACGCTCGTCTTTGTAGACTCGCTCCCCTTTAGTGGAAGTACTTACAGAATCATGATTCATGCATGATATAGTAAAGGGGAAAGATTTGTCAGCTTTCCCCAGTACAGGAGTCGAGTCCACCCTTCTCTCCCCCTGTATACGGCAGGGATCAACCAAACTCCTTGGTATGACAAGGATGTCAGATCCACGTTTGGATAGAGCCTGAGTGCCCTCTAGCAGCTTGTCTTTGTTCTTTATTAAAGCCCAAGATAAGGTGATTAGCAGACCCTTGAGGGTCTTCAATAGAGGAGATAAGGAGGTCTTCCCATTCCAAGCGTTTACGTTGATTTACTTCTTCTTGAGCGGAGATACCAAAAGCATCAGTAAAGTATTTAACACCTTGAGCAAGAGCATCTAATCTGTCGTCATGTTTAACTGCACCTTTTTCACGACACATTCTACTCATTTGATAGAATAACATGTAAAGGAGTCGTTTTTCTGGAGCTTCGTCTTTATTGCTGGTGTAATCCCAATCAATGACACTGCGATCAACAACAAGACGGTGCTGATTAAGAATGGGTTCCAATGCGTCAATGATTCTGTCTTCTTTTCGTACATTAGCTCTTACTTCTTCTACATCAATACCTTGTTTAGTTTGTTGGAGGTGTTTTTTAAAGAGTTCACCAACGATACCATCACCAAAGTTAGTTTCAACAACAAGTTTAGTAACACCATATTTTTTACAACCTCTTAGAATATCCAAGAGTGTGTTATCACTGTATCCATCTCTGTAAGCACGCATTTCGTGCAAGTACAAGAAACCGTTTCGTTGGGAGATATAAGCTGCTGCTGTTTCATCTGTACCACGACCCGACGGGTCAACACTGCAGATTGTTTCGGAGTAAGGGTGCCATTCTCCTTGGAGTTGCATTGGACTGTAGAAATAATCTCCAGGTAAGCCAACAGTGGGAGCATCTTTGATGACGTTTTTGGGGTCGCTACACCAGATAATGGAGTCAGGGCAAGTAGAAGGGTTGACAGAGGTAACCACAAGGTCAGCCATTTTAAGTGGGAATTTTTCAGCATCACTAAGTGAGGTATCGAGCATGAACTGCAACATAAAGTTGCTACGACCCATTGAAGCTTCACGTTCAATAAGATCATTTTCACCGAAGCGATCAGGGTCAGTAACACTCCACGGTTCAGCAGTTGTGTCCATATCGGCCACTAACTGCGGCGCTAACAGGCCTTCATACTGGCTTACCTTCCTTGGGTACCTAGCAGGCCAAACAAAGGGCTTGTAGGACCTCTCAGCTAGCTTACGGTAAACAGTAAAGACAGTTTGAGGAGTCCCTAAATACATAATACGGCTATCTTCTTTAGGCGTGAGGATTGATTCAGCTTCTGTACAGAGTTGAAGTAATTTTTCACGCATAAGTTCTGTCATACTATTACCAGGAACTTCAATGTCATCAAGAATCATCAAGTCAGCACGACTACCAGTAAGCTGACCTGTAATACCTACTGATTTAACAGAGGGTGCTTGGTGAGGGGAACAATTAACATCAAAACTAATACGACTCCAACGACTGTCATCAGATTTAGGTCTAAGGTGTTCAAGCCAAGGTGTTTCAATAATTAATTTTTGTAAAAAGATTGACATGTTATCGGCACGTTCTTTAGATGCCGAAATGATCATAATCTTCTTTTCAGGATTGTTAAACAAAGTCCAAAGCACAAAAGCACCAGTAATCCAGGATTTTCCAACACCTCGGAAGGCTTGGATTTGTAAACGTTTGGGACCGTGTTGTAAGTAATCAGCAATTGCATATTGGGCGCGAGTAGGGGAGGGGAGATCAAGCTGACCCCACAAAGCTTGTAAGAACAGTTTAAAATCCCCTTGTAACGCCTCTAATACACCTACATTAGGTGAAGAAGCTTTTGTCATTGTTTACCGAAAAAGTCTTTGTGAATTTTCATCCCTTGTCGTGCAAATTCCTCTGTATTGATTTCACCACGTTTCATCTGTACACGTAGATTATCGTATGCTTCATCAGCAATTTGTTTACGACTAGGCGGCAAAGAAGTTGCAGCCGGTTGCGGTTGAGAAAATGGTGTATAACCAACAGGTGCAAACGGATCAGGTCTGCCCATTGGAACTGCGGGTTGACTGGGTTTAATAGGATCACCAGACATGTCTTGCATACCAGAGTATGGTTGAGGTTCTTGAGAAATAGGTTTACCTTCAAGTGTTCCTTTACCAGTAGGGAGAGGGGCAAGACCTTCCATAAGACCAAACAGTGCACCAGCAGCTGCAGCTTGCTTTGGTGACCTAATTAGGTTGTTAAGTAATTGACCAATGCCAAGCATTTCACGTGGATTAGAAAGACCACGTTGACCTAGATTACGAATAGCAAGTTCTGGCGTCATTTGTGGCCGTGGTGGTGCGGGAGTACCTGCTGGTTGAGGTTGGGGACCACCGATTGCAGTAGGGGTTGGTCTTGACGGACCTTGAACAGGTGGAAGTCGTGGACCTTGTGCACCACGAGGAGTATTGACATTAGTTCCTGTCATACGGCGAGCACCTTCACCAATACGAACACCTTGTCCACTTTGGGTTACACGGCTAGAATTAGTTGATGCTCTTGATCGAGTAGCACGAGTTTTAGAAGAAGTAGGTCTTCGTGATGCATTACGTGTGCTACGGTTACGGGAAGATGTAACTTTAGGTGCCATAATTAATTGATATGCGAATAAATAAGTTGTTCTCTAAGCCGATTAATACCAAAGGTTTGTCTCATCCATATAAGCCAATTGTTACTACCTTTGTCCTGATTACATTGTCTACAGCAAGGTACCAAATTGCTGGTAATATCTTCTCCACCATAGGTTCTAGGGTGGACATGGTCCAAAGTAAGTTCATTAAGTTCATAGGTTTCTCCACAATAAACACATGTGCATCCAAAATGCTCTTTAATTGCACGTCTCCACAGACGTTTAGCTTCAGGTGATGTCATGGCTATTAGGTTTTGCAAGTAGTGATCAGGATTAGGAAGTAAAGGCGTCATGCGTATTTTTTATTAGTTCGTGGACGACGCCTATTTTTAGATGGTGATTCTAGTTTGCCGGTATTTTTACTTGTATGAGAAGCATCTTTACCGTCACCGTTACCGTAAGTACCAAGTTTACGGTTCAGTTTGTTAGCTGCTGTGCGAATCTTCAAACCTTTGGCAGTTTTATTGTAAGCTTGTTGCTGTACTCTTCGTTTAGCTGCAGCTTTAGGATTCTTTTTGTAATAAGTAGCTGTTTTACCTTTTGCCATAGAGTCTGCTTTGTACAAGTTCTGGATCAATACTGGGCATAACTGTTGCTAATTTAGACAAAGCACTACCTTCAACAGCTACACCATTCATGTCATTAGTTTTTAACCAATCACAAGCTGCTTTAAGATCTTGTGTCGTTGCCTCGCCCGACTTAATGCGGGCAAGGAACTCCTTAGTAACAAGATTATGTAGCTCGTTAAATTGGTCTTCAGTCGCTTTCTTTTTCGACATCTGTCGCTTCCGTAATTAAGAATTTCTAAGTGCAATTTGATCGATTTTGTTTTCAATGCGGATCATGTGATCTTCTATTTTTTGAACGGCTGTTTCAAAGTCTTGTTTAGGTACGTAACTTGTAGCAACGCGCAGCTCAAAAGTATCTAGACGTTTATCTAAATCGGTTATTCGGTTGTGAATTTTATTAGTAAGAGCTGCACCTGCTGCAATAATAGCAACGACAGCTGAAACACCTGCTTCAATCATTATTTAGTGAGACTATTGGTACAATGTCATTGCACAATACTTCAACTCTTGATCCAGGTCTAAAGGTAAAACCAGTTTTCATAATTTCGGTACACTTAAGTGCACGAACTAACTCATAATCAAGACGCATCTTTTGTTCGTGTTTACGTGCAATAGACTTGCAAGTCTCGATCATTCCACCATCAAGTGGGACTGATACACTAACTTGTGCTCCCCAATTATTACTTTTAACGTAGCCTGAATTTTCAAAAGGCACAGTATCATTTCCCAAATAATATGGGGAAAACTGTAAAGTAGTACCGTTACAACTGTTATTACTGGCAAAATATTGCCGAGACGGTGCTCCATTATTTTGGAATTGCACCGCCTGATTAGTTACATTACCAGTAGCTGCTGCAACTGGATTTGATGTATTTTGTACTTTAGGATCTTCTCCAGCATAAACAGGAGATCCTACTGTGAGAAGACCGACAAAGAAGTAGTAGTAGAAAGTTGTTGCAATGTTTCGGTTACCAGCGATTCTTCGATCAAACCGGCAGCCCGTGTCACAATCTCCAGTTGAAATTGTTCCCCTGGATTGGTTAGTGAATAGGTTGTGGAGCTGCTTGAAATGTCTCCACTTGGTGTTACATTTGTTCCAGACCATGATGAATAAGCGCCACCGTAAATCTGAGTCTCAATCGTACGATCAATATCAATGGTGGTAGTAGTGGTTGATTGCATAGACCCCTGAGTAAAATTAGGGGTAATAGTTTGTGCAGCAGCAGGGCTAGCCAACATCAGCAACAGGATTAAACGTTTCATTCTTCTTTCTTTTTAGGATCAGATGGTTTGTTGTTTGCAGTTTTATTGTTATTAGATGTTGTCAAGCCAAACGTGGCTAATGCACCAGTAAAAACAGAGGCAACAAAAGTAATGTCACCACCGCTTTGACCTTTTTTGATCATTGGTAGATCAACATAGTTTAGAGTGATAATAAAACCACTCCAAACGACAACACCAAGCCTTACAAAAGTACCAAGAATCTGCAATTCATCCTCAGTATTTTCTTTAATTTTATCTAAGAAATTTCTGGGTTTTGATTTTGTTTGGTCAGTTTGTTCCATGCTTGTTTTAAAATAGGTTTAGATACCATTACAATGTATTTAAACAATGAAGTAGCCGTTAATGTAGCAGCAACAGAGATAAAAGCTGTTGTTACAGCTGTCGTCATGATAATTGTTGACGGCATTGGTACTTCAAGATCTGTAAAAGGGATCTCTACTATTTGAGCTTCTGGTGGATTAGGGATTGGTGGAGTTACAGGTTTTGTTTCAGTTTTTGTTTCTTCCTCATCTTTTGGAGGTTCTTCCTCCATATTAATTCCTTGAACACCTGGAGGAGGTCTAAGTACACTAGGAGGTACTACCATCGGTTTATATGACGGTAATTCCCCCTTAGGCACGTCAAAAATTGGTGCAGGTAACTTAATTGCTCCAGGTAGATCTAAAGAAGGAAGAACTGGTGGTCCTTCCCACTCCATTATTTGTTAGGAAAGAGACCGTTACGAATAAACTCAACTGCTTTATCATCTACGTCATTATCAGTAGATTCAGCAAGTTTAGTCAACAAGTCAATAATAAGACGCTTGACTTGATTAGATTGAATAAAAGAAAAGAGAATTGGACGGATAAGAGTAATCATGATCAGCTCCAGGGCAAACCAGCTGCCTTAGTAGGGGTACGTTGTTCGTCAATTTGTGTCTGAAGAGCTGCTTCAATTTCAGCAACCTTTTCATCACCACCGAGTTTTTCTTTGACCCAACCCACGACCACATCAGACGTAAGTTCAGCAAACGGGATAACAGTATCGCCTTCAGCAGGTGCTTCAAGACCAATAGAACCATAAGCACCGCTAGAATAAGTATCATCAGCGGCATTCACGGTGTAATGTGCAGTAAACACGATACCATCAGCAGTGTTACGCTCAAGGTTAGCAATGTTCCAGGTGAAAGTAGTAGACATGATTTTGATTAATAAAGTGTTTTAATAAATGAAAAAAGAAGCCCACCGGGTTGGTAGGCTCAAAAATAAAGTAGTGAGTAGGACTACGCGCCCTCAAGGGCTGCAACACGAGCACGAAGCTGCTGAATCTCAGCAATCAAAAGCGGCACTAGCACTTGATGATCCATCTGCTGGTAAATCGG